TTAGGGGTTGTGAATGTTCCATTTCGTGGTCGAATATTAAAATTGGCAGGAGATCGCACTTATGCTGAATGGTCGATTACTGTCATTAACGACCATGGGTGGGAAATTCGTACTGCCTTTGAACAATGGTCAAACAAAATCAATCATTTTATTGACAATGTAAGTGCAGTTGGTACTGCGGCCGTAGCGAGTGCTGAAAAGTACACAAATGATGGTACAGTTCATCATCTCGGCCGAGATGGGGCAGTAAAAGCGTCCTATGTAATGCGTGATTGCTGGCCAAGTGAACTCGCAGCGATTGATTTGTCATATGATACAACCGATGCGATTGAAGAATTTACTGTAACATTACAGTATCAATGGTACGAGCCTCTCCATGCGGCTCATCAATAATGATTAAATGTGATAACGGTGGGGAGTTCGCTCCCCACCATCTTTCGTAATAAGGAGAAGGTTCATGGCATTGAATTTTTTTGGATTCAAAATAGGCAAAGATGATGAGGATGAAAAGGCAAAGAGTAAATCGTTTGCTATTCCTCAACCAGATGATGGGTCGTTTACATTACAAACTGGTGGATATTATGGCGATACGCTAGATTTTGAAGCGGGACTTAGTGCCATTCAAAATGAACCACAACTGATTAATCGGTATCGTGAGATTGCCCTTTCACCAGAGGGTGAAAGTGCTGTTGATGATATTGTAAATGAGGCGATTGTATCTGATGAATGGGAAGCGCCTGTGTCTGTTGTGCTTGATGACTTAGAACAACCAGACACAATTAAAGATAAGATCAAAGAAGAATTTGATACTGTACTTAAATTATTAGATTTTAATAATAATGGTCATGAGATGTTTAGACGATGGTATGTCGATGGTCGACTCTACCATCATTTGATTATTGATAATGAACATCCTGAAAAGGGACTCTTAGAAGCACGATATATTGACCCACGGCGGATACGAAAAGTCCGAGAAATCAAGAAGGGAGTCTCGAAAGTTGGTACGCCTGTTGTTGAGGAAACTGTTGAATATTACGTCTATAACGAAAAAGGACTCATGGGAGGTGCAGGGCAAGGGTTAAAGATTTCGCCCGATAGCATTTCTTATATTCATTCAGGATTAGTTGATTATAAAAGTCGTTTAGTTCAAAGTTATTTGCATCAAGCGATCAAGCCGTTAAATCAGTTACGCATGATTGAAGATGCAGTAGTGATCTATCGATTGGCTCGAGCGCCTGAACGGCGTATTTTTTATATTGATGTCGGGAACCTCCCGAAGATCAAAGCAGAACAGTATTTGAAAGATATTATGAATAAGTATCGGAACAAACTCGTATACGATGCTCAGACGGGTGAGATTCGTGATGATCGGAAACATATGACGATGTTAGAAGATTTTTGGTTGCCTCGCCGAGAAGGTGGACGAGGGACAGAGATCACGACACTTCCAGGTGGTCAAAATCTGGGAGAGATGGATGATGTCTCATATTTTCTCCGAAAGTTTTATAAGGCGTTGCACGTGCCTGTCTCTCGTTTAGAGAGTGAGAACAATTTTAATATTGGTCGTGCGGCAGAGATTACACGGGACGAACTCAAGTTTTCAAAATTTGTTGGGAGACTTAGAAAACGATTTGCGGGTGTCTTTAATAAGATGCTTGGTACACAATTGTTATTGAAAGGCGTGATTACAAAAGATAATTGGAACGATTTTCAGCAACACATTCATTATGATTTTGTAAAAGATTCGCATTTCTCTGAGCTCAAACAATCAGAAGTCATGAGAGAGCGTCTTACAACATTGAATGATTTAGGCGATAATATCGGAAAATATTATTCTCACCAATGGGTTAGAAAGAACGTACTGATGATGTCTGATGATGAAATCAAACAAATGGATCAAGAGATTGAAGATGAAAAGGCATCAAAAGCAGACGATGGAGGCGAGGATGATGAGTTTTAAGAAAGGAAAAGTATATGGTCAAATATATAGCCACCATATTACTATCCCTGATATTAACATCGCCATTGGCGTTAGCGTGTGATACTGTACCCGTAGACCATAATAAAAAAGAGGGCGGTCCTTGTATGGTTGAAGGACTCCTTCGTATTGAAAACGGTCAAATTTTTACAGAAGGGCTACAAGCTGCGTGTCATGTAGATGTACAAGCACGTGGTCGTGCATTACGTTTATATCGTCCATGGCGGTCACAGACGATAGTATTAGAAATACCGCAAGTAGAGAATGTTAATGTTATTGAAATGCAGTATATGTGGGGAGCACCGTTTGCAGCATTTCGGTACCGTATTATTAACAACAGTTACGAATATTTAAATGCAAAACCAAAAGCGCATTTATGGCACGTAAAGGATGTTAACATATGAAACGATTTTCAGAATATCTCATACCAGAAGCGAAAAGTCCTTTTGCCAAGGATAAGAATTACAAGAAGCTCAACCCAAAAATGAAAAAGGCTGTCGATGATACGATGGCGGTGTGGGAGACGCTGGGAGTTGATAAACTTGACAAGGCAGCTGCACAAGTCGCCAAGAAACATAAAGTCAACCCAAAAGATATTATTAAGTTTATTGAAAAAGCAGTTCTTGGAGAAGAAGTTGAAACGTGGTCGACTGTTATTCCAAAACTTTATGATATTAGTCGTGAGTTAGAAAATATGTCTGTAGATTTTCAAGATGGATCATCTGTTAATGTAGATTACGAGACCGCTTCAAGAGTAGTTGGTGTATACGAAAAACTTAACAAAGAGAATAAAGTGCGTATGGCAGAAATGCTTGAACAAGGCGACAAGTGGTTTGCTCAAGTAATTGATTACGTCAATCAGGTAGAGAAGGAGTAAACAATGTTCAAAGTTAAAGGCACAGAAGCTGCAGCACCAACATCAACAGGTGCGGGATCAAATGTTGGTAATGCAACGATGGTCAGATGCTATAATTCAGGTTCAACTGCACGATTGGTAACTGTACAACTTGCTGATAATACAGCGATTGGTACATTTACATTGGCAGCAGGTGCAGTAGAGTATGTTGATAAAGATAATACAGATGAAATTTTTGCCGCTCATGCAGAGGTGTTGCTAACATCTGTAGTTGTAATGGGATAAAATCAGGAGGTGGGTTATGAGTGATTTGATGTCACAAATTCGGAATGATGATGCTGCAGGTGTAAAGAGTTCTATTGAAACGTCATTAAAATCAAAAGTCGCTGCAGCGATTGATGATCGTAAACAACAAGTCGCAGCGCAAGTCTTTAATTCTGACGATGATGAAGAAGAACACCAAGACATCACAGAAGATAAAGATTCTGCGGATGATGAATGGGATGATACCGAATATGAATTTAACGATGATGATGATGAATATGACCTCGATGAGGATGATGAATGGCTAGAAGGCGAAGCGATTGAGGATGGTGGATAACACAACAAAGGAGTAGTATTCACATGAAACTAATTACCGAAGTTAATCACGATGTTGAATATGTGACTGAACAGAAAGATGGCAAAAATTCCTATTTCATCGAAGGAATCTTTTTGCAAGCCAATCTGAAAAATAGAAATGGCCGAGTCTATCCTCTTGAGGTACTGAAACGAGAAGTGGACAAGTACAATAAGGGTTATGTACAAGAAAAACGAGCATTTGGGGAACTTGGTCATCCAGATGGACCCACAATCAATCTTGAACGTGTGTCGCATATGATTACTGATTTGAAGCAAAGTGGTGAGAATTTTATTGGCAAAGCGAAAATTATGGAAACACCGTACGGAAAAATTGTACAAAATTTGATCGATGAAGGGGCCAAATTAGGGGTCTCGTCACGGGGAATGGGATCATTGAAGATGGCAAAAGGCGTTCAACAAGTACAGAATGACTTTTTTCTTTCGACAGCGGCAGATATTGTTGCTGATCCATCTGCACCAGATGCGTTTGTGCAGGGTGTGATGGAGGGAAAAGAGTGGGTCTGGGCCAACGGCATTATCAAAGAAGCTGATGTCGCAGGTTATCAGACAACGATTGAAGATGCCTCAGCAAAAGAACTTGAGGCGGCAAAGTTGAAGGTTTTTGAAGATTTCATTTCTAAACTCTAAAGTATTATAAATAATAACGTTAAGATCCTTAAAACCCAAGCTTGGATCAAGTTAAGCACAAGGAGAGTTTCAAATGGCTAAATTTGAAGATGTTTACCGAAAAATGGTTCAGGAACAAGCACAACCTGAAGCAGTTGAAGAAACTGCTGAAACCATTGTCGAAGAAGTAGAAGAAGCGGTGATTGCTGAAGAAGTGGTTGCCGAAGAAGAAACAATTGAAGAAGTGAAGAAAGAAGATCATGATGACACAGATCATGACGATGAAGAAGATGAAGATGATGAGGAAGAAAAGGTTGACGAAGAAGTAGATGACGAGGAAGATGATGAAGAAGATGATGAGGAAGAAGTTGACGAAAAAATGAGTGCGGCTCAAAAGGCTAAACAAGCGAAGTATCGAAAGTCTGCTGCTGGCAAAAAGGCAGCTGCCCGATATAAAAAGAAATCATCTAAGGCTGGATATAAAGTTGACAAATCTCGTTCCAAGGCGGCCAAGAAAGGTGCGCTTCGACGGAGTGAATT